GGTATGTTCATTGACTTGTAGATCTTGATGCCTGCAATTTCAATGATACCTTGTCCGGATTGTAGTCCTGTACCTTGCTCGTCTCTGTTGATAAGACCGTTAGAACCAACACCTTGTATTAATTCGTAGTACTGTCTTGGGTTTAACACAGCAACACGTCCGTCCTGACTTACTCCTTTCTCGTCTAGAGCAGCAGCTGCATCATAGAAGGCTGCAATTAGAGAAGCTGGAACGTATGCGTCAGATGCTTGGTTGTTTGTACCAACTCTGATCTGTGTTCCGCCGGGCTCGACAAAGCCGGACTTAGTGATTGGAGAAGCTTGTCTAGCACCTTTAGCGATAGCTCTAAAGATTAGTCTATCATATTTTTGTGCAAGAGCATAACCGATCTTCTTAGAGATCTCTCCTCTCAATTCGTAGTGAGCCAATGTTTCATCGAGCTCGTAGACAAATGCACTAGAGATAAGTAAGTCATCAATAGTAATTGTCTTCTCAGCTACTGGAGGTGCACCATCGGTGTTACCTAGTATGCTGTTGCCGGGTACGTGGTACTCAGCTTTTGTGTGTCCAGTGTAGACGAACTGAAGTGACTTACCGTTTGTAAGTGTTCTCTTCATTACAAGGTCTCTAGCGA